TCTTTGTCTGTTTTTGCCTAGTGTTGTTATCATTTCATCTATGATTACGTCTCCCGTTTCTTGGGAACATGAATATCAATGGTATAAACTTATTTAATTTTTATGCTTATGACTGCTAAAGATTATTTGACTGCTCTTAAAGTTATTCGAGAGATTCAGCGTAAACAGGCGTACTGTAGTGGTGCATCTCAACCTTTCTTAGCAGAAACTTTGAAAACTATTGAACTTTATTGTCCTTTAGATTTTTCAAAAAGTGGTGGTCGTGTTACAGAAAAAACTATTTTGAGTTGTTATAATGGTAATTTATTTAGTACATAATTATGGCTCTTTTTCCTCGTTGCAATAACCCCGTGTCCGTTGTCGGTCGACATGGTTTAACACTTGTTGGTTGTCACTCTTGCATTCAATGCCGTGTTGCTGCTCAGGAACATCTTTGCAAGGTATTAGAGGTAGAAGCATCTAAACATAAATATGTCGAGTTTATTACCAATACGTATGATGATTTACATTTACCCTACATCGATACTTCTTATATGTATCCTTTTGGTTATGCTCTGCGCATACCTAATCGTGTTATTAAAAAGTATAACAGGAAAACTAAAAGTTTTTACTTTGTAGAGGATAAAATATCTAAGTCATTTCAACTCACAGATTTTTCTACTATTGATACTGCTGCTATGTTGCGTGATTATTATGCTCGTATTGATAAGTATTATAGTAGATTTCCTTCTCGTTCACGTGGTATACGTAATAACTCTGTTATTCCTATACTATGGTATGATGATATTAGAAAATATATAGGTCGTTTAAGAAAATGGTTTTTCAAAGAATATGGTGAAACAATACGGTACTACGTTATTTGCGAGTACGGCTCACAATCATTCCGTCCGCATTATCATCTCCTATTATTCCATGACTCGCCTAAAGCGCGAGCAGATTTTAGGATTGTTCGAACTTTGCCCCAATCAACTCCAGAAAACCCCCGAGAAATTTGTGTTAAACTCGATTTGGCTGGTTTATGGGTCTACGGTGATTCGACTTCAAAGGTTACAGACGGCAACATGCAAGAATATGTTAGTAAGTATCTTACACAACATTCTGACTTCCCTCGAGTGCTTGATAAGTTTCCACAAAGGAGTTTTCACTCCGTCTTATTGGGCGCAAAGGACAAATCAGAGGTTAGAGAATTACTCAAGGCTAGAGATTTTGAAACACTTACAACAGATTATGTTGTTAACAAAAAAGGTGTGCGACGTCCTGTTCCCATGTCCGATGCGTATTACTCTCAATTTGCCGTTAAATTTACAGGCTCTTCCTCTTTTAATGTTGCAGAAACTTCTGCCCTTTTTCGTTCGGTGGTATACGTTGCCCGCCGTTTCTTCGCTACCAAAGGCGAAATCTATGATGACGGGCAAGTAAGAGAGTTCTTAATGTGGTTGCTTGAGCCTTCCACTGCTCAGTTATATAAATATAATTATCAGTTTCGTGCTGTTCATTGGTATGCTGTTACTTTTGCAAAACCTATTTATAACAGTTCCGATTCTGTCAACCCTTTAAAATCGTTGCTTTATGCTGCACACCATCACTATTCGTTATCCTCCTATCTAGGTTTAGGTTTCTATGAATGTCTTAAATTACGTTTTGATTTCATATCCTGGAAAGATTATCAAAATATGATTCAGTATTTCCAGAGTTTGGAAGATGATAAATTGTTTGCGTATGAAAATTACGCCAGTATGTCCCCTTTTACGGGTACATATGATTTTAATGTTTTAAAGACACGTTCTATTTTTCAGTATCAAGTTCAAAAAGCTAATATGGACTTTATTGAAAATATTAAGCATCGTGCCGTTGTTGATTCATATAAAAATTAATATTTATGGCTAATAAGGTTTTAGGTATGCATCGCCTTAAAAATAAGGTGAATAGAAATGCATTTGATTTGTCTCATAGACATATGTTTACTGCTCAAGTTGGTGAACTGTTGCCTGTGTTTACTCAGTGGGTTAACCCTAATGAGACGTTTAAAATTGGTTACAATGGTAAGACTCGTACCGCTGCACTTAACACTGATGCTTTTACTCGTATCCGTGAAAATATTCAGTATTATTTTGTACCTTTCCAGTCTCTTTGGAAGTATTTTGAGCAGCAGGTTAATAATTTGACTAAGGGTGATGCGGGACAGAATATTTCTAAGTTTGCTAGTAGTTCTACAGAATCTTCTAAGATTACTACATCTATGCCTTATATTTCTTATGTCGATTTGGCTAGTTGGTTGCAGAATATTTATGATATTGCTTGTAATGCTATTGATGAGTATTTTACTTTTACTCCTAAAGATCGTTCTGCGGTAGGTTTTAAGAATTTCTGTGTTGGTTCATCTGATTTTGATAGTGTCTTCGTTTGTGATGGTTATCGTTTGTGTCGTGCTGCCAAACTTTTAATGTCTTTGGGTTATGGCAACTTTACTTCTGTTATTCAATATGATATCTACGCCCTTGCAGAAGCCTATGTAGCTTCAAAAGGTTCTTGGTCTCTTAATCCTTTTAAAGCTAGTGATTTCGGATTACGTTTGACTAAGTTTGAATCTTCTAAAGTTGTTAACAGTCCTAATTTGTCCCTTTTCCCGCTTTTGGCTTATCATAAGATATGCAATGACCATTATCGCAATGAGAAATGGCAGCCTTTTGAGCCTTGGACTTGTAATATAGATTATGTTTCGCCTTCTGACAATATGAACGCTGCTTCTTTTATTAGTAACACCGCGTTTAATTCTCTGATGACTTCTATTATTGATTTGGAAAATTCTAATCTTCCTATTGATTACTTCACTTCCGTCTTGCCTCGTGCTCAATATGGTGACGAATCTGTTGTACCTGTTGGTCTCAATAATGCTGATGCAGTTCTTAAAACATTAGACCCTATAGATAAGTCTAAAGGCTTTCTTTTTGATAACGGTTCATTTAATTCTAATGACAACGTTCAAAGGCCAAATACACCGCCTACTTCTTTTGACGGTAAATCTTACGCTTCTACACCTGTTTCTTATGTAACTGGTGCTAAGCTTGTCGGTCTTCATGGTGACCTTTCTGTTACTGCATCGGGTTTAAAGGTTTCTGCTCTTCGTTCTGCTACTGCTTTGCAGAAGTATAAGGAGATTCAGAATAGTAATGACCCTGATTTTGCTAATCAAGTCTTAGCACACTTTGGTATTAAGCCTACAGTTGATTCTCGCACATCAATTTTTATTGGTGGTGATGATAAAACTTTGAGTATTAACCCCCAAGTAAATACTAACTTTCTTGATGGTGGTCAACCCGATATTAAGGCTATTGGTGTTGGTGATTTGTCTGCTGGTTGTAAGTTCACTGCATCTACCTATGGTATGATTATCGGAATTTACCGTGCTATTCCTCAGTTAGATTATTCGCACGTTGGTATTGATCGTAATTTGTTTAAGACTGACGCTACTGATTTTCCTATTCCGGAATTAGATTCGATTGGTATGCAAACACAATATCGTTGTGAATTAAGTGCTCCTTTGATTGGTTTGTGTCCTAAAGTTCTCCCTGTTGATACTTATAGTGGAAATCTTGATATGGCTGTTACTTATGGTTATGCTCCTCGTTATGCAGAATTAAAGAGTGCTCGTGATTATTTCGAAGGTGGTTTTTGTGGAACCTATTCTTCTTGGGTTACTGGTTATGATTCTGTGTTCTTGGCCGCTTGGCGTCGTAACCTCGGTTTGGGTGTTCTTGTTAAGTATGCCGGTGTTAATGATTTATTTAAATGTCGTCCTTCATTACTTTATCCTATTTTTGTAAATCAGTGGTCGGGTACTGTAAATGATGATAAGTTGCTTATTGGTAGTGTTAATACTTGTGTTGCAGTCCGTCCATTTAGCATGTACGGTTTGCCTTATTCAAATTAATTTAAAATTTTTTGATTATGAAAGCTAAAAATAAAGTAGTTTATGTACCTCCCGTTTATGAGGAGGTACAACATGAGGTAACATCTGTTGATGATAAGAATAACCCTTTGCGTACGTCTTTTCACACTGACGTTTCTTTGTTGCAGCGCATAGATAGTATGCGTGTTGATGCGCAAACTTTGCGAGAAGTTAAGGAATCTTTGCAGCCTATGATTGATAACTCTAATTTCCGTGCTCAATTTGAGGAGGCTTTCGGCTCTTTGACTGATGATGAGTTAATCAACTCTTGTCCTTCCCGTTATGTTCAGACTGCTAGCGAAAAAATGTCTTATCTTAAAGAACTTGCTATTAAGGATAAAGAGGTTCGTGATAAGGCTGCTGCCGCTGCTAAAGAGAAAGAAGAAAAAGATAGACTTGAGAATGAAAATAAAGAGTTTCAGTCACGTCTGTTGGAAATTTTTAAGTAGTTTTGCCTATGTTGTCTAATATAATTTTAAGGAGTACTGCCGCTTTTGGCGGTGCTCCTTTTTGTTTAAAAAAGTGTACCGCTCTTGGTTCTGCTGGTGCTGGTGCTGGTACTGGTGCAGCCGTTGGTGGTGTTCCTGGTGCTCTCGTTGGCGGTGCTCTTGGTGTTGCTAGTTCATTGCTTGGTGGTCTTTTTGGTAAACACAATACCAATAAAACTAACCAAATGAATTATAAAATCATGCAAGAACAAAACCGCTTTAATGCAGAAGAAGCAAAAAAGAATCGTGATTGGCAAGAACTGATGTATCGAATGTTTGGTACGTCTTCCGCTAAGGCTAACGATATGCGTGCAGCTGGTCTTAACGCTCTTCTCGGTGACGTTTCTGCTAGTGGTAACGTTGGTAGTGGTTCTGCTGCTACTGCTGCTGAATCTGCTCAAATGATGCCTACCGATTACTCATTTGTTGGTGATTCTGCTACTCATGGTCTTGCTGCTTATAACACTACTCGTTCTGTTGATGCGTCTGTTTCTTTGCAGAAATCGCAAGAAAATGTTAATAAGTCTATTGAGGGTGTTAATATGGCTCAGAAAGGTCTTATGGAATCTCAAACTGATATGCAAAAAATGACATATAAGTTTGCTCAGGATACCTATCAAAACAGATTGTTACAGGAACAATTTAATGCTGAATTGGAAAATTGGCGTGGTTTCGATGCTATGTATGATGCCCGTTTGAAAGCATTTAGCCTTTACAATGTTATGCCGCAAGAAGTTGAGAAGAATGTTGCACAAACCATGTCTTTCTATGCATCTGCGTTTCGTGATATTGCTGCTGGTAAATATACACTTACGCAGACTGAAAATTATGGTAAATGGTTATCTATTCAGCAGACGTTTGCCCATGCTGCAACTGTTCAAGGTCAAGCTGCTTTGATGCAAGGTCGTGCTGCTTTAACTACTGCTAATGCCAATGCTAGTTATCTTAAACAGTTAGGTGGCTATTATGGTGCTTTGACTTCGGGTCAACACATGTCAAATGATATGCAGCGCTATTATACTGATTTTATGCTCGGTAAAATGCCCCTTGGTAAGGCTGAGAGTATTTTGCGCCAGTCACCTTATAAGCATTTGCTTGACTTGAATATTCAGCAAAATGAGTGGTCTTTAAATAAGTTGATGCAGGAGCCTGATTTGATACGCTCACTTAGCGGTATGTATAAGTCCGAAACGTCCCTTACTAATAAGCGTGTTGATAGCTATGATACTGATAAAATCTTTGAGCGCGGTGAATCTGTTACACGTATGTTCAAGAACGTTACTGACGGTATTAGTAACTTTACCCCTAAGCCTAAGTTTAACAAAGGTTCTTCTCCAGGTGGTGAACCTACACCACCGCCTAGCGGTAAATCTTGGCTTGATGCGTATCGTGAAAACCCTAATTATAGTCCTACTGGCTATAAATAACAAATTGGGCGCAAAGGTTAATTCCCTTGCGCCCTTATTTTTAGTACTTTTCAACTTTTATCCATTCTTCTACTATTTTTCTTAGACATTACCAAATATTTGAGTTAAATATCTGTTAATTGTACGTTTAATAATGCAAACACGTTTTAGATAATTCTCATTCAACCTAAAATACCTTCCGTAAAAATCTATATTTTTTTATGAAATAATAAAAATTTATTCTATTATATTAATGTATCTGTTTTGTTTTTGTGTGCGTGCGCATTTTATACGTACGTACACAATTTAACTAAACAGTTACATGATTCCGGTTTGTCTGTTAGAAAAACCTTAGCTTTGCGCGGTAAAGTTTATAACTCATTAGTAACTACCTTTTTATGAAAATTTTCTCCCGAAAATTCCTACTCTCTTGTTCTAGGTAGGCAAAAGTGGGAATACATATTCCCTAATTACTGCACTTTTGTTCCCTGTAACTATTATCCTAAAAAACGTTAACATATTTGGTAGTTCCAAACCTTTTTCTTTATCTTTGCACCATGAAAAAGGAAATCATTAAAATTATCATCAAAGTAGCGCTGTATGCGCTCGGATTGATAGCTGCTTATTTTGGTGTATCCACAATGACATCATGCAGTACGTCACACAATGTAGTTGCTAGTGGTCGCACTACTATTGTATCAGTAGATACCACAATTGTTAAACATAACGGCTTTGTCCGTTCTAAAAATTTTAAGCCCTATGGTGAAAAATAATTTTCGTTGTTTCATCGTCGAAGTTAACGGTGTTCAGTATGTTGTTAAGTATGGCAAAATTGATGAGTTTCTTTGTCTGTTTTTGCCTAGTGTTGTTATCATTTCATCTATGATTACGTCTCCCGTTTCTTGGGAACATGAATATCAATGGTATAAAC